ATGATTGCCTTTTTGATTGTAGTAACTGTGAAAGCCATTATTCCCCCTTAGTATTTCATAGTTTTAGGAACCGCTTTTGCTTGCGGTGCCGCTTGTTGTTGTCTCTCGGCTTCTAGTTCTTCGGTGCCGGGCAACTGTTCGCCCTGACCGCCGACTGCCTGTAAAGCCGCTTGAAAATGCTCCATTGCTTTATCCATGTGCTCTTGAGTAGCCGGATCAGCATTAGGAACAGATAATAGAATCCCTTTTAAATCCGACATGCCCTTAAATATAAGCGATACCATGTCACCAAGTTTAGCGCTGGCATCTCCGCCCTGTTCCGCACCCTCTTGCTCGCCTTCCATTTCTTCTGGCATTTCTTGCATCATTTCTTCAGCCATTACTGACTCCCTTGCGGCGGCATTTGAGCAGCCGCTTGTTTCATACGATTTAGTATTTCTTCCCTGTTCGGGTAATCTAGTATTTTCAAAAGTTCTTCGGCATCAATTACGCCGCGATCAAATAAATTAAGCGCTTTTTGTTCTTTTTCAGCCGTCGAGAATGGCAATGATGATCCTGTGTTTACTTTGACATCAAATGCCGTTGATTGCAATGGGACGAGCATCGGCTTGTCTGGAACAACGTCGTTACCGTCAAGTCCGCCTTCGACAAACTTTTGCACAATGGCTGTATTCACTCCAGACTGTTCATCTCTGCTAACACTGAATCTAAAAAACTGTGTAGATCCTTGGTCATTAGTAAGTCTAAACACTCTTGGTTTTGTGTATCGCTCCATGACAATTTCGCTATATTGGCGTCCAACATCTCGAATATACGAATCCAGATTTCGCTGTTTTTGTCGAATTCTCGTCCGAGCCGCTTCTTGCAATTGCTCAATCGCACTAGCTGCCGTGACTCCGGCAGGCGTTTGGCCTCGAGAAACATCTTGTGTGCCTGCCACATTATTAAACCAAGTCTCCAACCGATCAATAAGTGAGAGAGCAGTAGGCGAAAGTTGAACACCAGATTCCCTACGGACTTCCGATCCCGGTTCTTTTTCAACGATCAAACCTGTTCTATTGACTAAATGATCCGGATCAACTCCCGAACTAGTGTCAATTACCCAGATCGGATTGCCCATCAAATTTAATATCTCTAAAGATGCGTTTAGAAGTTTATTGAATACACGTTGCGGTGATTCCAACTGCTCAACTTCAGATACGCCGAAAAACTCACGCGGTAATATGTAATTAACATACTTCTGAAATGGAAATTTGCCGTTTTCAAATGGCAACTCTGATTCTTCTAATTTTGTACCGCAGCAAATCTTAATCACGCGTCCTTTAGGATACACTTTGCGCGTAATGACTTTAACATTGTCACCCTCGCCCTCGTATGTATCATGTGTTTCCTGCGGTTTTAAATATGCAGTAATTAATAGAGTTTTTTCCGATGATTTCTCTCTTCCGGATGATAAAGTCAACTCAGGCATATCAATGTCGGAATTGGATTGCTTGAATTTGATGTCGTTGAGAGCCGTTTTAGAACTTGCCCACACATCTGTAATATCTGATTTGATTTTATCAGCTTTATCTGGATATTTTGTCTTTAGCCGCTTTGTATCAACCGGCTCTGCGACAATAAAAGCCCAAGATTCTGGACCATTTACTTCGCTATCTTCCGGATCTGGATAAACATAGAACGGATCGCATGATTTTAAAGTTGCAGATCCCAGACCATAATCATCGTCGGGATCATAGCCGATTTCTGATATGCCGTGACCGTAAATATAGCCGTCTAAAATAACTTCTGATACGACCTGCAACCAGTTTTTGCGCTCCCAATCCGCCTCTGAAATCTTATTTAGAGTTTCAGCAAAAGCCATATCGCTTGGCTCTTCGGGAATGTAGCTGATTTGTGGTCTAACGTCGGTTTGAAGCGGCATGTTTGACTGTATTGTTTGCCAGATCAAATTGATTACTTCCTTTTGCCGGAAGTCTGGCATTCTAATATTATGCCACTGATCGCCGCGCCACATTTTATAGTAATGAAGCCAGTTTCTATCATAGCGGCTTCTGTATTTCTTATGTTTTTGAAATAGTTCTAAAACCATTCTAACGCATTGGGCATCCTCTTCAGATAAATCCGGATCTATGCCCTTGCTGTCAGTGTAGTCAGTCATTTAATTTCGCCTAGATTAGTGTTTATCTCGTCCCAACTTCTTTTGTGTTTCTCTTCACGATCTTTTTCGAACTTATTAAAAATTTTATCAGGCGACTCGTTGCCCACTTCAGTCCAGCCTGCTGCCTTAGCGTGTTTCTTAAGTTGCATAGGCGTCATGTGCTTTCCGGTTGCTGGACAATAACGCGACTGATTCCAACTCGCTGCCGCCATTCCATCAACTGCCTGATATTTAGATATAGTTCTGTCTGCTATTTTATCACATTTTGGGCAATGCTCAACTCTGTCAATGTCTGACAGTCGTTTGATCACTTCAAACTCGTGCGCGCACCCGCTGCAAAAGTAGTCGTAAATTATGGCTGGCCTCAACTTTTTGAAATTCTGCTAATGTTATACGTTATTTGCGACTACCAATCAAATGATTTGTTAGCCTTGAATAGATTTTGGTTTGTATGGTGCGTGTTTCTTGGGATCTCTGACTTGCCGGCTACATCTGGTTTTCTCTTATTGCCGTGATTTGAGTCATGCAGACCTTTCATGACATAACGAAGCGCATCATTCGCGTGGTCGTGTTGTTTGACCGGTAAATGATCTTTGACGTCCTTATCTGGCTTGATATCTTCAAACGTGGGATAGTGATACATTGATATTTCATCTAAGAGATTCGGGCAAGCACCGGCAAATACTTTAAGCCGTCCGGACTTGAATTGCTCATAAACAACATCAACGCCCGCTCTTATATCATTGTCTGCTGACACGGCAGTTAACGATCGCTTATTGAACTCTTGTATGTTAGCAGGGCTAGCCGGATCGCAATAGAACCGCTCGATTGGGTATCTGCTCTTAAGAATCTCAGCCGCATGAGCCACTTCATTGATTGTTTTTTGTGCTTTGTAGTACTCGTGGATCACGAAAATGCCGTTGTGGGGAGTGACTGCGACAATCAAAATGGACGTTGGATTAGTATAACCCCAATCAACGCCGGCATAAAACTTAGTGCCCGCCGGTAGCTCGAACGGCTCAATAACATGGGCTTGTTCATCAAAGCAATCATAGACTAAGCCTTCCAACTTATGGAATTCACCGCCGAACATCATGTTGAATCTGCGCGAATCCATCGTCAGCCGCTTACGCTCGTATTCCGCCTTTGGGAAATATGGATTTTCGTCTGATCTGGCTTGAATCAACTCAACATCAGGCATGGAGATACCTCGTTGAATCGGGCGAATGTAGTCAGAGTAAATCCAATTAAGAGAATATGGTGATGTCGTGTAAATTATAGAGGCCTGTTTGAATGCGGCACGGGCTTGTATGTTCTCATGAAAATACAGGGAAAATAAGCCGCTTTCGTCCCCCCAAATTGCGCGCACGTTTGTTATACCGACAATTGAATCCGGATCAGTGCCAGTTCTAAAGAAACATTGTCCGCCGTTATACATCCTGAATACAGCATCAACTTTAGAATATTGGCCGAACTCCCCCATTACTTTTAGGAAAGCCGGTAACGATGCTTGCTGCAAAATCTTATAGGTAGGCGCAACGACCAAAAAATTATCATCTTTGCTAGTATGCTTGAACATAGCAAGAGCCATCCTAAGCGCTCCCGCCATTGACTTCCCGAATTGTATTCCAGAAGCTAATAATATTATCGGTTTTTCTGAATGGATCGCTAGGTTTTGTTTGTAAGAGTGCGGTTTAAATATCTCTTGCTGAGATTGCATTACCTGCCTCAATTCTTGACCTTGAAAACTTGCCGTTGATTAGTTCAACTTGCATTCCGTTCAAATACTGGCGCGAAGCTACTCTGCATCTAAGCACGTCGAAATTACCGCGATAGTCGAATTTATCCCCCGCGTGGATATCTTTTGTTGCGACAAGCCGCACATTGTAATGATCGCGCATTGATAACTCATCCTGAGAGAACAGCTCGGTCGGCTGCCTACCGCGCACATGTTTCACGTAAGCCTTGAAATCATGCTCATCTAATGAATGGCCGGCGTCTGGTGTTTTGTGGTGGAAGAAATTAACGTGTTTTTCGTAGATCCAACAGTCCGGATTTTCCGGATAGTTCGGGTAAACGTCTAAACTATGATCTGATATACCTGAAAATGGGAACGCATCAAACTTGCGGTAGTTATTTATGTGACTAGGATATGAGGATTCACAGTAAAGAAAATCAATCAAGGTTGTCGGCTTCATGTAATTATAAATTTCCATGAACTCATCGCCGCTATGACCGCCGGTTGATATGATTGTATGTTTGTTCGCAGATTTTGCGATGTCTAAAAGCCGTTTGTCCATCATGTTTGAACTTGCAATCTTAATGAAGTCCAAAAGAGGCAAGTATTTAGTTAGCTTTTCAGGGTTAAAGAAGGTGCAACCAAACTTTAGATCATATTCATGCGCCCTTTCCGCTAATTCTTCAATGAAATGTTCCGGCAGCAAATCTGTACCATCTTTTGCATACATTTCCTTAGCTTCAAAGTGTTGGAACTTAACGGCATCAGCGCCGCACAATTTAGCCGCTGCTATACTGTCGAGTAATTCTTTAATGTCTGTAAAATTTGAACCGATTTCAGCTATTATCATTTTCTCAATTTTCGGCATAATATCCTTCAATTAAAACAAAGGTTGCAAATAACCAATGCACTTTGCGCAGTTGCTCGACATTTTGACCGCGCACATAAGTCGGCGCTTCCGGATGTTTTAGCAAGTCATAAACAACGCTATAATCATTCGTGTAACGAGCGAGAATGGCGCAAGGCAAGTAATCCGTTTTGCAATATGACTTAAGCAGATTCTTCTCATGCGTGTAAATAAAGCCGGTTTCTTTGCCGAGTTGGTAGATCATGAGCGACTGTATGTGCCGCACATAATCTTTTTCGTCCCATACAAAAGGCATTCTCTCGCCTAACTTGATGTTTAACTTGGTGCCTAGTAAATTTCTTACTGCCGGTTTCATGAGAGTTGCGCCTATATCACCGCGTCCCATAATCCAAGCATTTTTCTTGCCGTATTGATACAAGT